GCTAAAGGGTTTAAAGATGCTGTAGACAAGCAAAAAGATATGTTTAAGCAAATGCAAGATATAGGAACGTCAGCGTTTGATAAACTAAAAACATCACTCACAGACTTTGTAATGACAGGTAAACTAAGTTTTGCTGATTTAGGAACGTTTGTTGTTCGGTCAATGGTTGAAATGCTTGTAGGTGAAGCTATTAAGACCGCTATGAAAGGTTCTTTAGCTATGTTTAAAGCAGATGCCCTTAAAAAAGCGTTTATTAGCTTATACGAAGGTGCTATGAAGACTTTTGCTTCTATACCCTTTCCATTTAATGTTGTGGCTGTAGGTGGTGCATTAGCCTTTGGAGCAGGGATAATAAATAAGATAAAAGGCTTTGAAAAAGGTGGTAGACCGCCAGTAGGTCAACCAAGTATTGTAGGGGAAAAGGGTGCAGAACTCTTTGTTCCAGACCAAGCAGGAACAGTTGTACCAAATGACAAACTAGGAATGAATAAAAACGTAACTGTAAATTTCAACATCAATACTGTAGATGCTAGGGGTTTCAATGAATTGTTAGTAAATAGCAGGGGAGTAATAATAAACCTAATCAACAGTGCAATGAACGAAAAGGGTAGAATGGCAGTGATATGAGTGGAGCTTTACCTAAAACAAATTTCACCGCTATTAATATCAAGAGCAATCAAAAGACTCTTTTAAGTCAAACCGATAGCGGAAAGACATTCAGAAGACAAGTGCAAGGTCAACGATTTAGTTTTACTCTTTCATATCCTCCCATGACTAGATCAGACTTTGCACCTGTGATGGCTTTTATTATGAAGCAAAGAAACAGAAAAGAAAATTTTACAGTAAGTTTTCCAAGCTATCTAAACGCACAAGGCAACGAAACAGGCACATTATTAGTCAATGGGTCACATTCTGTAGCCGATACGACAATAGCTATTGATGGCTTTGCAGGTGATGGTGCAGGTAGATTGAAAGCAGGGGATTTTATCAAGTTTGCTCACGACAAAGTTTATATGATCGTTGAAGACGTAACGAGTTCAAGTAATGCGTCAACAGTCACTATAGAACCACCATTAAGAGAAGCCTTAACAGATAATAGTTCGGTCACTTATGATTCAGTACCTTTCAATGTGCATTTAAGAAGCGATATTCAAGAGTTTTCTAGTGGTGCAAACAACAGCAATGGTGAATTACTTTTCAATTATGAGTTTGATGTTATAGAGAGTTTGTAGATGGCTAGAGGTTTAACAAGTGCGGTCAAAACAGAACTAGCCACAGGAAACATAGAACCAGTTTTATTAATAGAATTAGGTTTTGCTACACCAGTATATTTTACAAACGCAAGCTTTGATATCACGTCTAGTGTTTCTGGAACATCACGAACCTATCTAGCAAATGGTCACTTTAGAGGAATAACCGCAGTTAGTGAAACCGCAACACCTTCAAAAAATAGTTTAGTGGTTACGTTGTCTGGTGTAGACCAAACCTATATTTCTATTGTACTCAATGAAAACATAATTAACGATAATGTCTTTATTTACAGGGGTTTTTTAGATGCAAATTTAGCATTGATAGCAGACCCTTTTCTTTTGTTTTACGGAACAGTAGATGAATTCAAAATAACGGACAATACAAGCACTGCCACATTAAGTCTAAATGTTACATCACATTGGGGGAACTTTTCAAAGAAAAGCGGAAGAACAACATCTGATAATTCACAAAAAAGGTTTTTTTCTACCGATCAAGGCATGGAGTATTCGGCACTTAATCTAGTAGACATTAAGTGGGGTAGAGAATGAGTAGCGTACATTTATATCAAGCAGAAAAAAAAGACTTTGATATGATTTATGAAATGCTCATGGAGTTCAAAGAGGGTGAACTATTTGATAAAAAACTTCCAGAAGTGGACAAGCCAAAAGTAACATTATTCATCAACACAATCTTAGAAAAGGGTAGAGTAATTTTTGCTAAAGACTTAGATTCAGAGGAACTAATGGGGTTGTGTATGTTTCATAAGGCTGAATATTGGTTTAGCAAAGATAAGATAATAAATATCCATGTATTGTATGTAAGAAAGCAATATAGAACGTATAATTTAGTGAAAGTGATTGTTGATTCTGTAAAAAATGTATCGGAAGGCTTACCAATATTATTATCAATAAGCACAGGTATTCACAAAGACCCAGTGTTTGAAAGACTAGGGTTTGAAAACATGGGCAGTAATTGGAGAATGTTTTAAATGTGTGGATTTGTACAAGACATTGTTGATTTTGTTGAAGATGTAGGAGATTTTGTCGGTGATGTAGTAACAGGTGTAGTTGACGTTGTTGAAGATGTAGTGGTTGGGGTTGTTGATGTAGTCGTAGACGTAGTAGATGAGGTTATAAGTTGGGTAGCACCCCAACCAGAAATACCAGAGTTTACGGAGGAGTTTGAAGAACAAGTAGCAAGAGGAATATTAGTAAATAAATTCACCGCTAATTCAAGTATTCCTGTAGTGTATGGAACACGAAAAGTTGGTGGTAATGTTGTCTTTGTTGAAACATCAGGCACAGATAATCAATATCTATATATGGCGGTGGTTCTAAGTGAAGGGGAAATAAACAGCGTTGAAACTTTATTTGTCAATAATCACCAAGTAACTTTATCGGGTTCACTGACCGATGGCACACAAAGAACAGTAACAAGTGCGGATGCTAACTTCTTTGATACCGAAAACACTAATAGTTTAATTACAGTACAGGCACATTTAGGGACAGACACACAAACATCTTCATCACTATTAGGCGAAGTAAGTTCATGGACATCAAACCATAGACTACAGGGTTTAGCCTATCTTGCTTTACGATTTGAATGGAACGCAGAAAAATTTGGTTCATTGCCAAGAGTGCAAGCAACTATAAAAGGGCGAAAAGTATACAATCCTAATTTAGATGGAACAGTTACAGGCGGTAGCGGTAGCCATAGAGCAGACACAAGCACAACATGGGAATATTCCGATAATCCAATACTACAGCTATTAGACTACCTCAGAAATGACAGGTTTGGAATGGGTATCACCAATAGTTATTTTGATAGTAACTTTGCTGACTGGCAAACCGCCACAGATGTTTGTGATGCCGACATAACCCCTTTTAGCGGTGCAAGTGCTATTGACCTTTTAGATAGTCATATAGTGATAGATACATCTAGAAAAGCTATCAACAACGTAAAAGAATTTGTCAAAGGCTCACGATCTTATCTAAACTTCTCTAGTGGTAAATATAATATCCTAGTGGAAAGCACAGGTTCAGCATCAATAACACTCACAGAAGACAATATTATTGGCGGTATAAGTATTCAAAGCAAAAACAAAAACTCACGATATAACAGAGTCATTGTTACGTTTGTAAACCCAGATAAAAACTTTCAGACCGACACAGTACAGTTTCCACCAGTAGATGAAACAGGTTTAGACTCCGCAGACCAACACGCAACGATGAAAACAGAAGATGGTGAATTACTTTTAGAAGGTCGTTTTGATTACACCATGCTGACAAATGCCCACCAAGCACAAGAAATGGCTGAAATAATTCTTAGGCGGTCACGATCAAGTTTAGATATATCTCTTAGAGCCGATGGTACAGCGTTAGACTTAGCTGTAGGGGATATTGTAAACGTAACCCATGCAACCCCTGCTTTTTCCGCAAAACCATTTAGAGTACAAAGAATATCAATAAATGCTGACCATACAGTTAGTATACAGTGTTCGGAGCATCAAGATAGTTTCTATACATTCGGAACTCAACAAGCCTTGCCAACTATACCAGACACCACACTTCCGAACCCTTTCTTTGTTCAAGCACCTACTATTTCAGTCACGGATGAATTACGTTCACGAAACGAGGAAGCTATAGCGGTGTTATTGGTAAATGTAACAGCTACCGATTTATTTATTACTGATTTTGAAGTACAAGCCAAAAAGTCAACAGATTCGGTGTTTATCAACTTAGGTCGGGGTAGTTCAGCACAGTTTGAACTTGTAAATGTTGAAGATAATGTGGTGTATGATGTTCGGGCAAGGTCGGTCAGTTCAATAAGTCGGTCAGTATTTGTAAGCACAACGCATCAAGTAGTTGGTAAAACATTACCACCCGAAGATGTAACGAATTTTAGTGTAAATATAATAGGCACAGAAGCACATTTAGGGTGGACTCCAGTTACAGATTTAGACCTTTCACACTACAGAATAAGACACGCAAAAGAAACAAGCGGTGCAACCTACGCTAATTCAATAGACATAGCCGATAAGGTGTCAAGACCTGCTAATACTGTAATAGTTCCTGCAATGACAGGAACTTATTTCATCAAAGCAGTAGATAAAGTCGGTAATAGTTCGGAAAATGCGGTTTCAAATGTAGCAATAATTGAAAGCATCAAGGGGTTGAATTTAGTGGAAACGTCAACCCAAAGTCCTAATTTTACAGGCAATAAAACAAATATGGTAGTTGTTGATGGTAATTTATTACAACTAGGAACAGCCAATCTATTTGACGATGTAGCAGGTAATTTTGACGATGCAGGGGGTTTGTTTGATGGTGGTGCAGGAAATGTTGCAAGTTCTGGAACGTATGAATTTGATACGCATATAGACTTGGGTGGGGTGTTTACCAGTAGAGTTACAGCAAATATGAATGTGGCACGAGTAAGTTTTGTTAATTTGTTTGATGATGCTTCTGGTAATTTTGATGATCGTTCTGGTTTATTTGATGGTGACCCACAAGAGTTTGACGATACAAATACAGAATTATTGGTAGCAACAACAGAAGGTGACCCAACAGCGTCCGATATTACTTATACAGATTTTCGAAAGTTTTTTGTAGGTGATTACAAAGCAAGAGCCTTTAAATTTAAGCTACAAATGACAAGTCAAAAGGGTACAGCGACTCAACAAGTATCAGCATTATCGGTTACTGTGGATATGCCCGATAGAGTTATAGCAGAACGCGATGTTGTAAGCGGTACAAGCACAAGCGGTAAAACCATAACTTATGCACCTGCATTTAAAGTTTTACAAGGTGTAGGAATTTCGGCATCAAACTTGGCGAGTGGAGATTTCTATGCTATAACAAATAAAAGTGAAACAGGATTTACAATAGAGTTTTTTAATAGTTCCAATGCAACAGTAAGCAGAACTTTTGATTATGTTGCTAGAGGATATGGGGAAAAAGCAAGTTAGGAGTGTTAAATGTCGCAAAATGATTTATCAATAGCCAATCAAGGGTTTGCATCGTTCCGTTCAGATTTAAACTCAGCGTTACAAGCATTAGGGTCAACGAACTCAGGTACTTCAGCACCCTCTACCACATACGCTAACCAGTTATTTTACGACACAACAAACAATATTCTTAAAATAAGAAATGAAGATAATGACGCTTTTATTTCTCTTTTCACACTAGATCAAGCAAACGACAATATTGAAGCTTTAACCATAGATGGCACATTAACCTATAATGGTGATTTGGTTTCATCAACCGCAGGAATATCAAACTTTAGAGCAGGTGTAAATGCAGGTAATTCTATTGCGAGTGGTGGTAACTATAATGTGGCACTAGGAGATGAAGCAGGAACGGCTATTAATACAGGAGACAATAATACTGTAGTAGGATATCAAGCAGGAGATGCAATAACTACTGGTGGTGGCAATGTGGCAATAGGGTCTGGAGCATTGTCTAGTATTGACACAGATAGCAACTCTACTGCCGTAGGATATAATGCTCTAAACGCTTTAAATATTGAAGGTAACAGCAATGTTGCCGTAGGACTTAATGCTCTTAAACTTAATGTATCTGGTGGTAATAATACAGCGATTGGTACAAATGCTCTCGCAGCACAAAATACTTCTGGTAGTGCTACAGACACAAACAATACGGCTTTAGGTAATTCAGCAGGAGCATCAGTTACATCAGGTGTAAGTAACACTCTTATTGGAGCTAATACAGGTGATGCTCTTACTGGTGGACTTCAAAATACTGCCATTGGTCAAGAAGCTCTAGGTGCAGATGTGAATGGTAGACAATCAGTCGCTATAGGTTTCAACGCATTAACATCACAAAATTTTTCAAGTGCAGGAGATGCAAATAACACAGCAGTTGGTTATAAAGCAGGAGAGGATATTACAACAGGTGTGCAAAATGTTCTTGTAGGACAAGGTGCAGGACTGCAACTTACAGATGCAGATATAAATGTAGCCATAGGAAACAATGCTTTAACGACAGATACACTTGGAAGTAGGTCAGTGGCTATTGGTTATGAAGCATTACAAAACCAAAACTTTACTTCCGCTACAAATAGTTACAATACTGCGGTTGGTGGTCAAGCAGGAAAGCAAGTCACAACAGGTTATTCAAATACATTCATTGGCGGAAGAGCAGGAGATGCAGTAACGGATGGATTTGAAAATACTTTTGTGGGTCAAAGTGCAGGTACAGCAGTTACTACTGGTGATAGAAATTTATTTGTAGGTAACAATGCAGGAGAACTAGCTACAACTGGCAACAATAATACGTTTGTGGGTGCAAATGGTACAGCAGGTTCTTGTGGTGGTGCAATGACAACTGGCTCTAAAAACACTATTCTTGGTGGGTATACAGGAAATCAGAATGGAATAGACATTCGCACGTCTGACTCATACGTTGTTATTTCTGATGGTGACGGAAATCACAGAATGATTGTAGGAAGTTCAGGTGAAATAGGGTTTGGTAAACATGGTTCAAAAAGTAATATAAATAACACAATATTATTTACAGCTACAGGGAATGGAACACATAATGACCATTTTTGGAGTTTTGGCCCACACCACACATCGGATACACCAAGCTTTTATACTATAAACGAAGCAGGTACAGGTGTTGTATTAAGTCATGGAAACACCTCTTGGAGTACACATTCGGACGAACGGATAAAAGAAAACATAACGTCTTTAGAAAATGTTTTACCAGACATTAAGAGTGTTCGTTGTGTTAAATATAACTTAAAAGGTCAGTCTGACACAAAGATTGGTTTTATTGCACAGGATTGGGAATCAAAATTCTCAGAGGTTGTTCAAGAAAATAAAGAACAAGTTATTGAAACCGATGGGTCTGTTTCTATGGCTGAAAATTCAAAAAGCACAACAGCCGTTAAAATAATGCAGTACACCGAAACAATTCCAATATTGTTGAAAGCCATACAAGAACTAGAAGCACGAATAGCAACATTAGAGAGCAAATAATGACAAGAACACCAGATGAAATAGCACAAGCACATAAGGCTTGTTTAGATGGAGCAAATACAATCAATACTGTAATTGCGACACACAACAAAGGTAAAGATGCAACAAATGAAGACTTTGCCTATGACATGACACATGACGAGAAGAAAGTAAGAGTTGCAAGAAGTGTAGGGTATTTGAAGTATCAAAAAGGTTTAGAGGATTGGACTAGCGAAGATTTTACAGTCATAGACAAAGCCATAGCTGACGCTGATAAATTCACAGGAGCATAAACATGAACGAAAAATCACAAGTGGTTACTATTGATGGTAGAGAATACCCTATAGACGATCTAAAAAGTGACCAAAAAGTATTGATTGACCAAATTACTTTATGCCAAAATAAAATAAATGAACTAAGTGCATTGGTAAGACAAATAGACATTTTTCAAATAGCTAAAAACGATTATGTACAAAAACTTTCAACATCTCTACAAACTGATGAAACACTACAAAACATAGAGGACTCAGAAGCAGGATAATGACCAAATCAGACATAAATGCAATATTAATGGAATTAAGTGTACTCAAAAACGATATGTACCATTTTCGACAAGACATGGAACGCAGGGTTTCACGACTTGAAAGAATAGTTATATCTATAACAGCCTTTTATGTCATTAGTTCGTTTGGTGTAATTTTTAATACTATAGTGCTATAAATTGGATACAGGGGGGGTTGTAAATGTTTGACCCTATAAGTATCAGTGCAAGCTTAACAGTTGCCAGTACCGCCTTTAATGGCTTAAAGAGGGCATTTCATGCAGGTCGAGAGCTTGAATCCATGTCGCAAGACCTATCAAGGTGGATGGGTGCGGTATCTGATATAGACAACGCTCACAAGTCAGCAAAAAACCCATCGTTGTTTAGAAAAGTTGTAAGTGGCAAAAGTATTGAGCAAGAAGCCATCGAAGCATTTACCGCCAAGACCCAGTTAGAACAACAAAGAAATGACCTTAGAACGTTCATTCAATACAGTCACGGACAGTCAAAATGGGACGAATTACTACGGATGGAAGCAGACATAAGAAAAAGAAGACAAAAGGAGGTTTACGATAAGCAGAAATTCAGAGAAAAAGTTATCACTATTGTGGTACTTATTATCGTCCTTAGTGTTGGTATTGGTTTTTTGGGTCTTTTCATTTACTCACTCATGGGGTTGGACAGAGGGTGGTTCGGATAATTGTGTAAGAAAAGAAGGTGGACAAGAAACGTTTGAATGGCTGTGTGTCGATGGGCAAATCATATATTTAGCAAAATCTGGAAATATAATACAATGTTTTAGCTGTTTTCTAAAAAAGTTTAGCGACTGGACATGGGAACAAGAAATAAGAAAAGGCATAAGAGAAGACCCAAAATATATAACCTGTAGGAGATATAAAAGAGTGAAAGCAAAGAATGGACAACAAGTATGTTTATACAAAGGTGCAAACGATACATATACGCTAGTGGTTGAGGGTCAATGCCCTGTGGAGTATTCTTGTAAATATGATCCGCATGGTAAACCGCCCAATATTGACCAAGTTTTAGATTCACTCAATGACAGTTTCAAAAAATGACCCAGAAGAAATTAGAAAAAGATTCAAAATATAACGAAATGGACGCTAATAAGGATGGTGTTATTTCTGATATTGAAATTGATAGTTGGCAACAAACAGAAGAAGTCAAAAGAATAAACAGAAAGCAAATGCATCAACGAAACATGGCTTGGGTTTCTCTTGGGTCAATGTTGGTCTTTACAATAATTATGTTTACGCCTTTGATACCAGATTCACGAATAAAACTACTTACAGACCTATCAAATCTATTTTATTTGGCACAAGCAGGTATTGTTGGTGCTTTTATGGGGTTTTCGGTCTTAGATAGAACAGGGGTGAAAAAATGATGACATTACTAGGTAGTTTGTTAGGGTTCGGAACAAGCTTTTTGCCAGAAATTCTTAATTTTTTTAAGAAATCACAAGAAAACAAGCATGAACTGCAAAAGATGCAAATGGAAATAGAGTTAATGGCTAAAAGGTCAGAACTGAAAATAAAAGAATTAGATAAACAAGCAGAGATAAAAGAAACAGAGGGGTTATATAAACATGATAGCGTGGATGCAGGAGGTTTTATTAACGCATTACGAGGTAGTGTCCGTCCTATCATCACTTATGCTTTTTTTAGCTTATTCGTTGCCATTAAAGTAACAGCTTTACTAGCTTTAATGCAGAATGGTGGGATGGGTTTAACGATGGCATTAGACACAATATGGGATGACCAGACAGCAGGTTTGTTTGCGTCTATTATGAGTTTTTGGTTTGGAAGTCGGGCAGTTAGCAAGTACTATAAAACAAAAGGAGCATAAAATGGCTTTTACATTATCACAAAGAAGTCTAGGCAGACTAGACGGAGTAAAAAACGAATTACATTCGGTAGTCACTACAGCGATAGGTCTGACAAACGTAGACTTTGGGGTGATCTGTGGACTTAGAACTGAAAAAGAGCAAGAGGAATTAGTGGCTAGAGGTGCTTCACAAACTATGAAAAGTAAGCATTTAACAGGCGATGCAGTTGACCTTATGGCTTATGTAGGTTCAAGGGGTTCATGGGAACTAAACCTTTATGATGATATTGCCGATGCTATGAAAGAAGCATCAGTCCGTGAGGGTGTTCCGATTAAGTGGGGTGCTTCATGGCATATACCAGACCTACGAGATTGGGAAGGTACAGCCGAAGAAGCTATGATGGCTTACATAGACCTTAGACGTTCACAGGGAAGAAGACCCTTCATTGATGCACCGCACTTTGAGCTAGTAACATCATGAAAAAAATTTATATGAAGCTTTATGATTTCTTTTCAAAGATTGCTAGTTATTTTCTTAAAAAATCATTGAACCAGAAAACGAAAGGGGGTTATGATGGCACTAACACCAAAACAAAAAAAACTACCAAAAGGACTACAGGAAGCAATTCTAAAAAGTCAAAAAAAGGCTAAAAATAAAAAGAAAGGAAAGAAGTAATGCCATATCATACAGGTAAAGGTTCTCACTCTATGGGAATGAAAAAGAAAAAGAAAAAAACCAAAAAGATGAAAAGAAAAAAGCGTTAAATGGTTTTAGTAAAATCTATTAAGAAGTTCACAGCTAAATTAAATAAAACACAAACAAAAGCTATGAACCGCCATGCCCGGCATCATTCTTTAAAACATATGAAGGAAATGGCTAAAGATTTAAGATCGGGCAAGACTTTCAAACAAGCACATACTAGAGCGATGCGGAAAGTCGGGAAATGAGTGGCTTCACAACAACCGCTACTATTTCTGAGTTAATAGATAAAAGACCTATACGATCAAGAAAGAGACGCAAAAGAAAGATGAAAATGCCCTCCAAAGGCAATTTAAAGGCTGTACAGCGTCTATTAAGAGTAAAAAGGTAAAACCCAACAGCAAAATAACTAAGACCTTACAGGGACGTTTTTTTCAATTATCTCTTTGATCTGCTCTAAACATTGCGTGACCCCACCTTTAACGACAAAATGCGGTGTGTCCATAGCTTTAGATTGAACCAACCAAAGCTTTTGGGCGTCAGACAACCGACCCTTTTCGTTTTTTAACTCTATATAGAGCACTTTTCCCGGTGGATACTCTACAATAAGGTCAGGGCAACCAGACTTTAAACCCATTTTTTTAAGCTTTAAATGATAACCTATGGACTTTCTACCCTCATTTGGCACATGAAAATGCCTAAAATGATAATGTTTACATAGGTGATTAAGATAATCATTACAGGATATTTGTATGTCTGATTCTTTAGTCATGGGGGTAAGTTTTAAAGTCTAATGAGATATCACCCATCTAAGTTATAAAAACCACCCCCAAGCTATACAAATCGAATTGGAGTTCATTTGTATATTCCGCTTTTCGTAGGAGGAATATCATAAAAATATCAAAAAAAACCTCTTATAACAATATTTTTTCTTGTCTTTCAATAACCTAGCCCACATACTAGGTTTATAGACGATAATAATAATAATAATTGGAGTTCAAAATGAGTATCGCAAAAATCAAAAAAAAGTATCGTACCAAGAGAGCTGAGTTGCGTCAGAAGTATAAAAGCGGTGAGATCACTAAAAAGGTTTATCAAAGTCGGCTACGTAGAAATCAGCGTGCTGAGA